TGTTGCCAGAGCCGCAGCCCCACGGGCGATAATTCCACGGCATAGTCTGTACTGTAGTGACAGTCCCGTCCGCCAATTTACCAATCCAGCAATTCAGGCCAGCCTGACGGTTGATATGGTTCCAGTCGTTTCGGTTCCCATTTGTGCCGAGAAGCGCCAAAAGCTCTGCTCTGTTTGCAGCATTATCATCCGGCTGGACATAGCGCCGCAAATTCGGATTGTTTGCACCGGTGCTGTGCCAAAGAACGCCTTTGACGGTCATGGTGCTTGTCCCTTTGTAGCAAGTACTCTGGGTCATCATGCATTCCAACGGTCTATTCGTTGAACTGTATTTCATTTTTCCTCCACTTGTCGAGGGAACGGTAGTGACCGGTTTCTCATCTGAAACAGCCGGATTATAAATAAAGCCAAGGAACTTGTACGCAGCTCCTTGACCCCAGTTACCGTTTCCCTTTATTCTTGTCTTGTTCCAAAATGGATTGGAACTGCCCCATCCGCTTTCGGATGTATAGACCTCCGTATCACTTACGACCTTCTCAACAATAGCAACATGACCCGCCCCATCAGAGCCGTTCAGCGTAGCGCCTTTCTGCCATACCATGCAGGCACCAAGTTTCGGTGTCTGTCCTGTTTTCAGAGAGGTGCCCTTATACTGAATGAAGTTCTCTGCATTCACGGGTCTTAG